GGAAGGGCTTCCGGCAGATTCACTCTCCACAAGATGAACGGCAAGACTGATGTCGATGCAGAGGAAGTTCGAATTGAGTGGGTGTGGCCCGTTGTGTGGATGAAAGTATAGGGGATAGAATTTACTAGGGCCTCTAGGGTTTAAGAAACGGCTAGGACCCATCTACTAGTATGACAAAAACACTCAACATAACTGGGGATGATGCGGCGTGTTGGGATTATTGCAAGAAACGCAAACTTATTTCCCACAAATGAGCCGTCCGAATGGCTGCCGTCTTGGGGGGGGGGTCAGTTCCCACGGTATACGGTGTATGTATACGGTATATGTACTATATATATATAATAATAATAATAATAAAAGATAGACGTGTTAGACGTAAGTTAAAAAATCCCTTGTGATTATGGGGTTGGGTCATTGAAATTTGTCCGTCTTGGTTACGTCTGGTCTGGGGTGGCTGCTTAGTTGTAAGTATGACTTGTGGCATCATTTGACGCAAGGTTATATATACTTGCGTTATTTTGCTTCTTTTGTCGGGTATTGGCGTTAGGCGGATGATTTTTTGTCATTTGTTGCGTTTTGAATTAATTCCCTATTTTGAGTAAAAAAATAGTTGAGCGTGTTTGTTTTTGAAGGGTGGAATATGAGTCCAAAAGCATAACCGCCTTTGGGTTTGAGGGTGGAATATGAGTCCAAAAGCATAACCGCCTTTGAACCTTTTGACTCCGCAAAACCATCATCCGGGTTATCGGTTGAACCTGATGGTCACCCCACAACCTTCAACGAAGGAAATACGATTGTGGGGGTCGGATATTGGTTAGATGCCTATCTACCAGTGCAATAATCCCACTGGACCCAAAACCATAGAATCTCAATTTGGATGGTCTTGCAGCAGGTCCAGGCATTTCTTAGTTTTGAAATCCGCAACAGAGTGAAATGACGCTCCACTGCAATTCTGAATCTCGTGGTTTTGAATTTCATACTCTGTTCTCCATTGGTTTTGAATCCAACATCCGATCCAGCTTTGCTTTTGGAACTACAATTCTCTTTCCAAATCGAAGCGAAGGTATTTCTTTTCTCGACGCTGCTACGTAGGCAGATGCCCTAGATATCCCTAATAACTTAGCTGCCTCCTCGACCGTATAGGTCAATGCCTCATTTTTTTGTTTCTTTAGTTTCATTTCTAAAGCTTCCTTTCTATTTAACCCAATAGGGTCTAGTTATGCTTTTGCAAATAAGAGATGTAGTGACAGTGTAGTGACAAAAAACTGTGTGACAGTTCGTGACTCCGCTCATAAAAAACACTCCTTTGGTTTTGCTCTCACTCCTAAAATTGCTTTTCGGTCATCGGTTAAACACCAAATAGCTGGGATGTCCCCATCTGGTGCCCAGTCCCACTCTGAGAAATAGGTGGATGCAATCTCTGCCATCTTTTGGGTGAAGAGATGATCTGGTACCTTGCGCTTGTACTTGAAGAGAGTTAACTCCCCTCCGGGGTATTGAAGGATTATTTTGGTCATTGGCTTGCCTCCAGCTCTGTTTTTAGTTCTCGGATTGCTTTCCGCATCCTCCAGGCGGTGATTATGTATTCCCTTCGGGATCGCCAATCGTTGCGAATCCGCGCCGCATCCGCTTCAGCCCTTGCCATATCTCTTGCGTATTCAAGGTGGCCTAGGTGGTTAATGTGCCAATTTCGGTTTATTGCTGGGATCATAATTTACACTCCGCTGAAATGATTTGGCCGATGGTAGCGCCGATAGTTATTATAAAAGCTTGAACGAACATAAAATCCGCGATCATAACAAAAAACTCCATTCTGGATTAATCTCGCACTCGTCTGAGTTTTCACCGAGGTCACAGATTGGGAGATCATAGTTGTGGACCAATGCCTCAAAGCAATCTCCCTGATTTAATTCGATGCATCCTAGGTAATCGTCTAGATCTGCCTTTGCATTATGGGCAAAAAGCGCTGCTAGTATAATTGGGATTAGGAGTAGGAATCTCATTTGGCCCCCAAAATAAAGTCTGAAGACTTTTGGGCTTGAGACGCTGCAGAAATCAAAAGCTTAGAATCTGATTTCAAGACTTTGAGCCATGACGCTATGTACGCCGCTGAATTGTTTACCGTGGAATTCTCAATTCCCGCTTTTGCGCAAAGGAATGCTGACCCCATTTCCGCCACTAGTTCCTCTTTTGAATAGACTGCAGTACCAAAAGCGGCCACCTTATCGGCGTCTCTTCGCTTCAATCTTGATTCATGGCCCGTGGAATGCGTTAGCTCGTGGAATAGGGTGGAATAATACTCTTCAGGTGAAGTGAATAATTCCTTTTTTGGCATGTTAATATAGTCAAGCGAAGGAACGTAGTAGGCTTGACTCTTATCGTGTTCGATCCGTGGTTTTTGCGGCATGAGTTCAACTATCTTTTCGCATGATTCAATCGGCGTGAATTCGTTGGTCTTGACGCCTGGGAAAAGGAATTCGGGTTTCAGTTTCAAGTTATCAATCTGCTCAACGTTGAAGACTGTATAATACCGCATGAGTGGAATTTCTTTGTCTTCTCCAGTCTTCATGTCTTCTATTTCAAGCTTCATGAAGTAGGTTATGGGTATCCCCTTTTCACCGGCCCGAACGTTCGCGCCTAATTCTTTGGCTTGATTGTAAGTAAGCCAATAAGGGGAGTTGTATCCGCTTAATGCTGTCATGAAGGCATTAATCCCCCGGTAAGGCTTGAGAGAACATAGGTTCTTACATTGGCCTAACCCTGAATTGGTATTCCAGGGCTTGCGCCATGGAACTACGCCCTTATTGAGTTGATCGATAATCCGGTCAGTTACGACCTCGTATACTTTGGACATGTTTTATTCCCTTCGTTTATGTGTTGTGAGCGGGTTCAATCGCTCGATTGGTTGACGCATAGAGCAATCGGCGTGCCAATCAAAAAAAGTTGTGATTATCGCAATGCATTGTGATTGACGCAATGTATAATTTACACGATTGCCAATTTTGGGCTTGCGAAAACCACAATTTGATGCGCTTCTAAAAACGAGGATTACACGGGAAATGCCATCAGGTGGACAAAACAAGGTCTACAGCGAAGCTATAGCCTCTGAAGTAGAAAGGCTGATAGCTAACGGGTCTACTCTTGTCGAATCAGCGAAGGCAATTGGTGTTGACCCCCAAACTGTTACCCAATGGCTGCTTAAATATGCTGATTTCGACACTAGAATAACACGTGCGCGCCAAGTTGCCGCGCATATCGAAGTTGATGATTTAAAACGCATTGCTGAGACTGAACCCGATGTAAACCGCGCAAGGTTACGATGTGATGTGACAAGGTGGATAGCTGGCAAGAGAGTCCCTCTAGTATATGGGGATAGAATAGACGTAAATGTAAGCCAAACGGTTAACATATCTGAATCATTACGCGACGCACTAGCTCGAAAAGATAGCAAACTGCTACCCAGACGCTACCCTGAAGATATTCAAGATGCAGAACTAATTGAAACTAAACAGATAGAACATAAGCAAGACTCAGATTCTAAATCAGATGATGACATATTTAGCTGACACGGTAGCGATCTAAACTTGGGGGTATGATTGGGCACGATAAGATTTACCTTGGGACTTATGGCTAAGAAAAGACCGGCTGTAGGTGGGGGGTGGGGTCAGGTTCCAATCCCCGTAGTCTATCTTGGGTTCCTGTGCCGCCAATATTTTTTATTTTTTTGTAACGTATTTGCAAGAAACGCAACAACAGAGGTTTAAATCATGCCAGCGCCAGCAACTAAATCCCCTTATTCCGCTAAAGATGAGCAAAGGCTGATGACTGAGATCTGGGATCCATCCCTTGCGGATGATCCAGAGGCCTTCATCCTTTTTGCGCTCCCTTGGGGTAAATCAAACACACCCCTTTCTTCCTATCAGGGTCCAAGGACTTGGCAGCGGGATGAGTTACAAAAGATTACCCAGCACATTAAAGACAACCGAAATCTTATTCTGCAGAAGAAACCGCCGAAGGTTTATCGCTCGGCGACAGTAAGCGGGCGTGGTCCCGGCAAGTCGGCAATTGTGGCGTGGCTCAATTTGTGGATGATGAGCACTCGCCTTGGGTCTTCTTGCATTAATACTGCAAACACTGAAGCGCAGTTGAAGACGAGGACGTGGGCGGAGTTAGGTAAGTGGCACACACTTGCGATTAATAGTCATTGGTTTGAAAAGATGTCGATGTCTTTGAAGCCAGCGGATTGGTTTGAACATGCGCTGAAGCATCAACTCAAGGTGGATACAGGATATTACTATGCACAAGCTCAATTATGGGACGAGGAGAATCCAGACGCTTTTGCGGGTGTTCACAATACTTCTGGTGTTTTACTTATCTTTGACGAGGCTTCTGGTATTCCGGCACCTATTTGGAAAGTGTCAGAAGGGTTTTTCACAGAACCCGTTTTAGATCGTTATTGGTTTGTATTTTCAAATGGGAGACGAAATACGGGGCCTTTCTTTGAGTGTTTTCATGCACACAGAGATTATTGGTACAGAAGGCAGTTAGACTCTAGGAGTGTGGAAGGAACGGATCAAGCTGTACTCAATGAGATTATCAAGAAGTATGGTGAAGATTCGGATGAAGCGCGAGTGGAAGTGAAGGGGCAATTTCCAAGGCAGGGAGACAAACAGTTTATCTCGCGGGAAATTGTGGATTCTGCCATCCGTAGGTTTCCAAATCTGTTGAGTGATGGAACAGACAACCCAGAGTACATTGCAGAGGATAAGTGGGCACCGTTGATTTTAGGCGTGGATCCGGCGCGATATGGCGATGACAGTACAGTGATGATGTGGAGACAAGGAAGGCGTGCAAATCCATTACCGATGAGAGTGATGAAGGGTGCTGACAATATGGAGGTGGCAAATGAGATAGCGCATCTCATTACCACGCATAATCCGGATTCCGTTTGTATTGATGCGGGTAATGGAACTGGGGTGATCGATAGGTTAAGGGAGATGGGTTACAAGGTGAATGAGGTGTGGTTTGGCGCGGGTTCACCGGAGCAAGAGTATTCTAACTTTCGGACATATATGTGGGCGCAGATTAGGGATTGGTTACGGGGAGCGGCAATTCCTAATGATCCAGACCTAGTGGATGATCTGACTTCTCCTGAATATAAGTTCTTAGGCACGAGCGATAAAATAGCATTGGAGAGTAAGGAACAACTCAAGAAGAGGGGGTTTTCTTCCCCCGATAGAGCAGACGCATTGGCCTGTACCTTTGCGGTTAAAGTGGCGCGTAAAGACACGACTTTATCAAAAAGTAACCCCGCAAGGCAGAGAGTGGCTAGGGATATAGATTACGACATCTTTGGTGGGGATAGTTGAGAACTATGGATTTTTGCCGATTAGTGTGTTGTGATTCTAACAATACGGTGTTTAAATCACAACGACTTTAAAACGTGAGGATAAAGAGTATGTCTGAAGCCGGTATCCCTTTAATTTCCCCAGCGGTTAAGGCAATTGGTGGTTTTGTAAGTCCAAATGCCCCAACCCCTGAAGCGCCACCAATACCTTCTTCCCAAACTAAAAACGGCGACCAAATGCAATCAGAGGAAGAAGCTCAACGCGGCAAGAAAATGGGAATGGCTGCAAACATGTTATCGGGCGGGGCATTGGGTAACTATTCAAAGCCGCTCACATCTAGAACAGTACTTTTAGGAGGTTAAGTGGAAAAAAATTCTGTTTTCCAAGAAGAGACTGCGCAAAGAATCATCCGAGAATTTGGGTTAGTTCAAGGGACTCGTGGAACGTTTGAGAGCCACTGGCAAGAAGTAGCCGAACGAATTTGGCCGGGGATGAGTTGGAAGTTTAACCCTTACTGGTACACTACCCCCGGAGCTAAGAAGAATCAGAATGTTTTTGACAGTACAGCAAGCCTAGCGCTGAATCGTTTTGGCGCAATTTTAGATTCTCTTTTAACTCCCAGAAATCAAACGTGGCATACACTCGCGGCCACAGATAAAAGTTTAAATAAACAAAGAGACGTTCATCTTTGGTTTGAAGACGTAACAAAGATTCTGTTTCATCAACGGTATTTGACGAAGGCAAACTTTGCCTCTCAGAACCAACAAAACTATAAGTCTCTTGGGGCCTTTGGTTCTGGCTGTTTATTCATCGATGGGATGAAACAGGTTAACGGTGTTCAAAGCGGTCTTAGATATAAGACGGTGGGTTTGGGTGAGATTTACTTTGTAGAAAACCACCAAGGCGTAGTGGATAAGGCTTTCCGCTATTTTGATTTGACGGTACGGCAAGCGGTTCAGAAGTGGGGAGATAAGCTTCCTGAGAACATTAGAAAAGCCGGAGAGAGTAATCCTGAACAGATCTTCCACTTCATTCATTTAGTGGAGCCAAGAGAAGAAGTTGATTTTAGTAGAAAAGATTTTAAGGGAATGGAGTATGCGTCCTACTATGTATCCAAGGAAGAAACGAAACTCATCGAAGAGGGCGGCTTCAAAGTATTCCCGTATGCGATCTCTCGTTATGAGCAGTATCCCGGTGAAGTTTATGGTCGTTCTCCTGCGATGGATCTTTTGCCAGCGATCAAAACCCTTAACGAAGAAAAGAAAACGATGCTCAAGCAAGGGCAAAGGATTGTCGACCCCGTACTATTAGCGCACGACGATGGGGTAGTAGATGCGTTCTCTTTAAAGCCCGGAGCCATTAACGCTGGTGGAGTGACTGCTGACGGTAGACCACTCGTTCACGCTTTACCTACTGGAAATCTAGCAATGGGCAAAGAGTTAATGGACGATGAACGTCAACTCATCAATGACGGTTTCTTGGTTTCACTCTTTCAGATTTTAACTGAATCACCGCAGATGACTGCCACCGAAGTATTGGAGCGTACAAGAGAGAAGGGAATTCTTCTTGCTCCTACCATTGGTCGCCAACAGTCTGAATACTTGGGGCCGATGATTGAAAGAGAATTAGATATTTTGGCGCAACAAGGTTTGTTGCCCCCGATGCCGATGGCTTTGAAAGAAGCCAAAGGTCAGTTCCAAATTGTTTATGATTCCCCTTTGACTAGAGCGCAAAGGGCGGATGAAGCTTCTGGCTTAATGAGAACGGTAGAAAGTGTTTTGAACGTGGTTAATGTGACCCAAGACCCTTCACCGCTGTTTCATTTTAACTGGGACGCGATAGTGCCAGATATCGCAGAAATTCAGGGAGTTCCTTTTCACTGGATGAACAGCAAAGAAGTAGTGGCCGCGCAGAAACAGCAAAAGGCTCAACAGGCGCAGAATCAGAATATGATTCAGGGTGCTCCGGGCGCGGCAGCGATGATGAATGCGGCGACGAAGGCACAGGGAAAAGGGTAACTCTTAGTTTTGGGGATGTAAGTGGATATTGAGGAAAAGAGAAGTTTAATTGAGAGAATGCGTCACTTTGTCTTTAATAGACAACGTGCATACATCCATACTTTTGACCTCAAGTCTGAAGTGAACCAACAGGTATTGTCTGATTTAGCAAAGTTTTGCAGAGCCGGTGAAAGTACGTTTCATACGGATCCAAGAGTTCATGCGGTATTAGAGGGTCGCCGCGAGGTGTGGTTGAGGATTCAAAACCATCTCAAAATGGATTCCGAAACACTTTATTCACTTCTGGAGAGGAAAGGGAGTTGATTATGGCAGGAGAACAAACGGGTGGAACAACAACATCAAGCGGAAGCGCAGGAGCAGCAACACCGGGATCAATCGGAGCAACGGCAGGAGGAAACACTGCTACAACAAATACGGGATCGGGCGGAACTGGATCAAGTGCTTCATCAGTCACTACTGACTGGACCACGGGCCTCAATGACGATTTCAAAGGGTTTGTTCAGAATAAGGGATGGAAAGACACTTCCCAAGTTGTCGAGTCTTATCGAAACTTGGAAAAACTTGTGGGCGCACCGGCAGACCAAATTATAAAGTTGGCAAAAGAGGATGATGCCGCAGGATGGGAAAGCATTTATTCTCGTTTGGGTCGTCCTGCCAATGCAGATGGATATAAGCTTGAAACCCCCAAAGAGGGCGGAAATCCTGAGTTCACCAAATGGGCCGCAAACGAGTTCCATAAGGTAGGGCTGAATGAGAAACAGGCCAAAGGCATTGTAGACTCTTGGAATAAGTATACTCAGGACCAAGGGAAAGTTGGTCAAGAGAAGTACGCAGCAAAATTAGGCGAGGAACAAAACGCACTCAAGAAAGAGTGGGGCGCGGCGCATGACCAGAACATAGCAGCAGCTAAACGGGCTGCAAGAGAGTTTGGCGTCGATCCTACGGTCATTGATGGCCTTGAGAAGACAATTGGCTTTGCGGCCACTATGAAGCATTTTCAAGCTATTGGAGCCAAACTAGGGGAGTCCTCGTTTGTAGGCGGAAATGGCAATTCCTCTTCCGGTAACGGTCCCATGACTCCGGTTCAGGCAATGGAGCAGATCAAAACCATGAGAGCGGATCCGGGATTTGTTAAACGATATATCGCAGGGGACGTGGAAGCCCGCAGCAAGATGGAACAACTCCACAAGTATGCATATCCGGACGCATAAAATAGACTAAGTGTGTCAATGGTCACCCACTATCAATCAATAA